TAATTACATCAATAAGAACAATCAAATCAGTACTGTTTGCACCTTTAAATATCTTCTGTTTTTCAAGCATATTAAAAGGTTTGCAATAAATTGCTTTATCACCTACTAACTCCCACTCTGGCACTTCAATTATTTTAGTGTCAAGAGAATTAAAATGGTTGACTATACCATCAAAAAAATCTGCTTTTTCGGACATATTATACAGTTCCGATTGTTATTCCACCAGTTCCTTGTAATGCAACGGTTCTAGTTGTAACACCATCTAAAGTAACACCAACTGACATACTTGTAACAATACCAGTACCACTGAAACTTTCATCTCCAGATGAGTTACCCTCTGGTAAAAATACAAAACTTAAACTTGAGCCTTGTGTTAATGAAGCTTGCTGTGCATTGGTTTCATCATAGTTCATGTCAATAGATGCAGTAAATGTGCCTCTGCCAACTAAAAATGATTTCATTGAATCATCTAATGCAGTTGATTCAACAACATCGTGGTTTGTATCAAGTGTATAACCAGTTACATTACCGATTGCTGTACCACCTACAGTTATGACTCCTTCTTTTCCGTGATGTACTGCCATTTAGACCTCCTTCTGTTCGTCTTGTTGTACAACTTCTTCTTTTTTCTTTGTAGCATTTTTTTCATCAGTTTTATAGCCTAATTTTTTAAAATGCTCCAGATAATCTTCAGTAATGGTTATAACATCACTGCCTTTTTTCATTATTATATCTTTTGCCATTATGCACTCCCTCTTGTAAATTGATAAAATACTCTAACAGTTACTCTTACTCCACCATAGGGAAAAATAGTTCCCTCATCAGTTGTTGCATCAACTAATTGTGTGTCAATAGCATTTCCATTTCTTGTTACATCAGTATCAAGTGTTTCTTCTATAACTTCAATTAATTGATTTCTAACAGTATCAATATTTGAAGTTGTGCCTTTACCAAAAGCAACAATTAAAAAATCTATTGTTCCAGTATAAGTTCCTGCACCAGTTTCACCAATACTTAATACTTCTCTTGTTTCATCTCCAGATTGAATAAACATTGCAGGGAATTGTGCATCGGATAATTCTTCCACTTCAAACGGTTCTCTTGTTATTTTTTTAAACTCAATAGGACTTGTAACAGCATCAAGTTTTGTAATTATATCGTTTGCTATATTTTCTCTTTTGCTCATAACTTAAGTTCTTTAAAATAAAATCTGTTAAATTCATTCTTAATTTTTTGTTCCTCTCTATCACCAATAGCAAAAAAAGGTCTGGTTATTTTTCTACGACCTACACCAAATGTATCATGGTAAGATGCTATTTTTTCTCTTTCTTTATTTGCAAAAAATAATGTGCTTTTGAAACCAGTAGTTCTAAAATCTAAACTTCTAAACATTTTACCAGTATCTGTTAGATCAACAAAACCAGTTTGTCTGCCTCTCTTTTTACGACCTTTCACAGTTGATTTGGCATACGGTCTCATGTTTCCACCATCTGGCAGTTTACCACTTTGAGTTCGCTTTGTAATCATAAATACAGCCATATTTGATACTCTTTTAAGTGCTTTTTGAATTAAAGATTTTTGTTTACCAGAAATTCTTTTAAATTCATTTAATACTTCTATTGCATTAACTTTGGCTGTTATTTCCATTATCTCACTAATCTTAATGTATGAAGTGCTTCTTTTTCACTATCTGATATGGTTCCTCCACCATCTTCATCATATTCTACACCATCTCGTAAAATAGCTTGAAATTCCTCATCATAGCGATCTCTGTAAAAGTCAATTTGTACTTGAAAGGCATCTTTACCTTCGCCAGTATCTGGGTCTCGCCATTTAGTTAATTGTGGGTAAATATATTTCCATAAACATAAATAAACTACTGATTGTGTCCATTGTGAGTCAGTAAGCTTAGAACTATCCATTTCAACTGATGTAACTTTTGTTATATCTTTGTAACGTCTTTAGGTGCTTCAACTTTCATTGGCTGTGCTTTTTCATCGTAAAGTTTCCAACCTCTTTGTTCCCATATTTTTATATTAGGCTCATATTGTATTTTCATTCTTTCAATAATATCGCCATTTTTATTTATCAGTTTGACCATTTCCATAATATAAATCCTTTAATAAAAAGGGGAGGTCGCCCTCCCCATAATTGTTAGTTAGCAAGTGAATCTGCTGTTAACTTAACTCCATAACTATCATGGATTTCGCTAACTCCATATACTGCAGTTGCTACAATTTCATCTGCTCTTAATGAAGCATCTCTTTGTGATTCTATCTTTAGGTCTTGCATCATTGCTAAAGCTAAAGCATCTTGTGAGAATACACCACCAATAGAGTCATCTGAACCATCAACTGAAATATTAGAAGATTCAAAAATCTGAATACCTGCTATTGTACCTACAAAACCTGCTCTCATAGCTTCGTTTGAAAGTTCTGTATCTCTACCAACAAAAGTATTTGTTAATGACTTCTTAACATTAAAGATTTGTTTTGGGTGGAATACACCATAATATGGTCCAGGTGCATTATTAGTTCTTAATTCTGTACCTGCTTCAAATAAATCTTGTATTGTTAGTTCAGAACCTGCTCCAGGTCCCTTTTCTGTAGAGAACCCAGTAAATAATGCAGATAGATCACTATCCATTTTTCTAGCAATTGCTTCACCAAATAATCTGCCAATATCTCCTGCAACATTTCTTGATGCAGAATTTCTAGCAAGATCAGTTAATGTAGTCATAATTCCAACTTCTGATGCAGTTATTGTAACTGAACTTGGATTTACTGCTGTGTTAGAAAGATCAGAAGCTTCACTTACTGCTGATGCTGATACAGTTGCATACACTGGTACTTCAACTGATTTACCACCACCTGCGATTGTATAATTTCTAACAAGATTTCTCATAATTGATTGTTCGCTTGCTACGAACAGAGCTTCAGCCACTATCTCGGTATATAACTCAGATATGGTTGAACTGGTTGTTTCATTAGCCATATAAACTCCTTATGTTATAGCTTCGTTTTTATTTATTTAGATTAATCACATCTAAGTCCTCAAGATTAAAAGGCTTATTGAGTTCTTGCCTATCCACATTTGACACTGTGCCAGAGCCACTAGGTGTTGCACTAACAAAGTGTGGGTTCTGTGTTAAAAACTCTTGTACCAACTCGTCAGTAGTAAAAAGTTCCCCTTTATTGTTATACCTTGCCAATCCCTGCGAATCAAGTATTTCTACATTTCCACTTTCATTTAGTTTGATTTGGCTTTGTAAAAGGGCAACAACTTGATCTGGATTTATAGCTTTATTTTTAGATGCAGATTGAAGTAAAGACTTATTAATTTTAATATCTTTTAATTGATTTTCTAAATTAGCTTTTTCTTTATTCCATTCTTGTGTTTTATTTTTTAAGATTTCTTCAAACTCGCCTTTTTGAATTTGTTTCTGCTCTTCGGCTTGTTTAACTGTATTCACAGCATTTACTGCTGTTTCTAAATCTTCAACACCTAATTGCTTAAAGAAAGATGCTTTTTGTTTTGCAAGTCTTGTTTGAACAATATTATTAAATTCTTCTTCTGTGAATTTTTTCATATTTTGTTCTGGTTGATCTGGTTCTACTTGAACT